GTAGAAGTTCACGGTGTTGCCGTCAACGCCAAGAGACTTGATAGCAGCGTTGGCTGCGGTCTGCACAGGGGTAAAGGCGTCCTTCTTGACGAAAGTCTTCTTGATCTCAGCGGTCAGGTTGCGGATGGTGGTCTTGGTAGAAATCTGCTTAGACATAATAGTGTCCTCCTAAAAATTATTTCAGCATATCAACGATTTCCTGCTGCGTTTCTTCCTCGTTCAGCAGGTCTTCACTCGTCATAACGGTTTCTTTGCGGACAGTCAGCGCGTTTGCGCTGTCGAAGTCAAGGCCTTCGCCGATGCGGACGGCAATAGCGCCGCTTGCGTCGCGCTTCAAGCCCTGACCGATGCTTACGCTACCGGTTTCACCCGAACCACCTCCTTTCCCGAACAGGGTTACGGTCGCCTGAATATCTGCTTCCGGGATGCGCTGAGCGAAAAATCTGATGAAACCATCATGCGTTTCGCACCCGTTCAGGACACCCGCTTTGGTCGTAGTATAGAAGCTGCCGGGAGATACAACGCCAACGGGTACAAGCTCACTGGTGCTGTCCGACAGTTCTGCGTCATAAATGCACTGGTAGTAATCCATACCGCCAGCGTTTTCGTAATCATCCTCGCTGCGGGCGGGCTTCCACTCGTCAGCTGCAAGGGTGAGTTTGTAGGAGCCATAGTAGCCGCCGCCTGTGCCGCCGTCCACCTGCTCCTTGATAAGAGCCTTTACCTGTTCTTCGTTCAGGATTTCCCCGGATTCAGACAGGTTCTTCACGGCTGCGCTGACCGCTGCCGTGATAGTCGCCGCATGGGCACTGGCGTCGGCGTTGTGCTTCTCGATCTCGGCCTTGACCAACTTTGCGAGAGCCTGCATCTGCGGGTCAACGGTAATGCTGATATTGGCCTTGTTCGACACAGCAAGCAGCGCCGACAGCTCAATCTCAAAATCGCCGTTCACTTTCGTGGACGGGACCTCCACTCCGCGTGCATCCTGCATAATAAACAGGAGTGTTTCTGCATCGTCGTTCAGCCTGCCGTAAACGCCCACCTGATGCATGATGTACGTTTCATCCGCACCGGTGATCTGGATTTTTACCCGCCGAGCCGTCTCACCGCCGCTTTCAACGGTTTCGATGTCCAGCAATTTCAGGTCATGTGTTTCGCCGCTTACCCCGGTTTCCCCCGAAAGGTCTGCGTCAGCCGTACCGGTGCCGCTCACAGCGCGGGTGATTACCAGCGCACCACCGGAGAGAGATTCCGACAGCAGGGCGGCACCGGCGGCGGTGTAGCTAGATTTTTCCCAACTCACGTTGTCTGTCCTCCAATAACAATGTTTATCGCCGTGTGCGACCGTTCAACGGTGCCCGCCGTAAAGGCTCGTGCTTTCACTGCCTTTGCTTCAACGGCACCGGGCAGCGCCACGGCAACCTGCATTTTCGATTTTCCGACCGCACCGGCAACATACGCCTTTGCGCCGATTTCCCGCGGCTTGATCCTACCGGGGACCTTTACGGTGCAGGATGTCGCCATGCCGCAGGGTGCGGCGGCGATATAAGCGGGCGATCTTTCATGCGGTTCGATAGTGTAGATGATGTGCTCAAGGTGAGCAGTGCAGCGTTTTGTGTAGCCCAGCAGCTTTTCCATTTCTGCTGCGGTGTGATATGTTTCCTGATCGTCGGTGATGTCAACATACAGTTTCCAGAATCCCGGTGTCCCCCCATACGAGAACCATTCCTCAATTCTGGCTTTTTTGTAAATTGTCTCCACCTGTTCACGAACAGCCTTTACCGTTCCTGCATAACGCTGGATTTCAATTGCGGTTCTTACGAGCTTACGCTTCGTCTCAATATGTGAAGTTTTCCACATCTTTGCGGATGTCGCTTGAAATGTCCTTTCCGTCATATTCAAGCGTCAGGAACGCTTGACGTGGCGTAATCATCCCTCACACCTCACCTTTTCCAAGGCGGCAGACTTTCGTCTGTTTTTGCCTTAACTTCCACTTCCGGCGTGGCAAGCACCACCCCGGAATCAAACTTGTACACCTCGATATACTCCCGGTTGGCAGTCATCAGCACATCGGCTTTCAACTCGTCACCGTAGACAGTTTTTGCAATACCATCCCAAGTGTCACCGCTCTTTGTCGTGTAAGACATCAGGCCACCTCCTTATGCATACCGGGTTCGATTGTTTTCTCGGTTGTATTTGTCCATAAAGGCTTTGAACTTTTCGTACTCGTCCTCCATAATCGAAGCAATCTGCTGGCGGTCTGCATCACCAGTGATTGTGATGTTCGGAGCAAATACAAACTGCGGAGAGCTTCCGCCGTTGCCGCCGGGTACAGGTGTATTCTGATATGCGCTCACCGGGATTTCGGACAGCGTGCGCCCGGTATCCCTCGGCGGCAGCACATAAAGCGGCGTTCCTGTGTCTGTAAGGACACCGTCCTGCCAGCTTGAAAGCACCGTGCCGCCGTTGTAGTTTTTGGCTGCTTCGGTCAGTGCAGTGGTTACAGGGCTGTCACTTCCGAGGTACTTGTTCAGCAGAAGCGGAGCAACATCAGCTGCAAGGCTGGTCGCCGCCAGTGCAAGCGAAGCGTCACCAGACATTGAGTTGTTGGCGACCGTCCATAGCATCGACAAAGCGTCGCCGGTGGTTCGGATGCCATTGGAACGCAGTGCGTACTTACCGTATGCTTTGGAGAAATCAATCAGGTTGTCCAGTTTTTCCTTGCTTCCGTCGGTGAAACCGCCGTTTGCAAAATATCGTACACCCGCCGCACGAGTTGCATCCTCGCCAGACACTCCCAGCATCCGGCCTGCACGCACCCAGTTTTCGACGTTGCTATCGTGAACACTAGGCTTGAAGCTGATAACCGCCTCTGTTCCAGCTTCGCCTGCAATGCTGACACCGTGAGTAAAACCGCCGTTCGCAAAGGCAGGCATTGCAACTTCTTTCAGGTTGAAGCCGAATTGTTTTCCACCGAGGGCGGGCACCCAATCAGGCACCGTAAAAGACAATTTGTTCAACGTGCCGATGATTGCATTCGCAACCGTAATCGTCACCGATACAATGCCCTTTATCAACCCGACGATGCCCTGAATAACCGGTTCAATCACCGGCAGTAGTCCGTGGATCACATCGACGACGAGCTTGATTGCGTTTATCAGGGTTGTGCCAACCAGACTGATAATCATGCTTATCAGCGGCGACACTGCGGGGAACAATTCGTTTACAGCGAAGCTCATACACATCACCGGGCAGGGTGCATAGTCCATGTAGTAGCCCAGCGGGTTCAGAATGAAAGCATCCGTCTTTCCGATCTGCGCCGCCGACATGACGACGACAGAACGGACGTGAGGATCACCGATGGCATCCATGATAGCCCGCTGATACGGGGCTTTCTCGGTGTGCCACCGCCCCGGTTCTGCGCTGGATTCTGCGGACAACACCCGGTATCTGTCCGCCCACTGGCTGACTGTCAGGGGCGGCGGCGGGCGTAGTTTGCTTAGAACCTCGGCGAACAGTTCCACGGTCTGCGGTTCAAGTTTCACGATCCGTTTTTTCTTCACGTTTCGGTTCACCTCTTACGCAAGCTGGGAACATACACAGGATCAGCCTTTGGTGGATGCGTTTGCCCCACGGGCAGTGCTTGCAAGCGCCGCCGGGCTTATCCGGTTTCTTCTCCGTCTTGTTCATCTTCTTCATCATCCTTTGGCGGCTGCAACGCCACCTGATAATTAGAAAATTCCTCCATGATCTCATAGAGGGAACTTTGCAATAAGTCCATGATCTTGCCCTCATCACCGTCCAGCTTGGCAATGTTTGCAGCCAACTTGTTGGGCAGGGCAAGGAGCCTTGAGCGCAGGTTCATAACAACGGTGGTCATGCCAACCGTGATGTCAGATTTCCGGTACAGTTCCCCATTGCGAACTTTATTCTCGGTTTCGGCGGCGATCCGTTTTTCCTTGGTCAGCTTCGCCCGTTCCTCGTTGAGGTCAGCTTTGCCGCCCTCGTCGCCCCGCAGGTAGTTGATGTACCGTCGGACGCTGGAACGCAGGTCGTAAAGGCCGGGGGCCTTTTCTTCCAGCACGCCCTCGTCTCGGAGCTGCCGCACCCGGCGTTCGGACAGGTCGAGATACTGTGCAACGATCTTAGTCGTGTACAGTTTCATCCTCTGTCCCTCCCTCCGGGTCTACATCCACCTCACCGGTCGCCCGCATCTTTGCAATGTCAAGGCGTTCCAGTTCCAGAGCGTACCGTTTTTCAAATTCTTCCTGCTGACGGATTTGTGTGGTCAGGGAAATAATTCTGCCGGAGACCTTGTTCAGGGCCTCCCGCAGCTGGGTCACTCGAACAAAGGCACTGTCCTTGTTATCCATGACTATCTTCTGCACAGCTCCGTCCGCCTGCTTCCCGTCTTTGTCCTTTCCCGGTTTTCGCATATCGGTGATGGATGCAGTGAACAGCTTTTCCGGGTCGCAGCTTTCATACTCTGCGATCCGTTCCATGATGTGCCGCTGCTGAATCCGAAGCAGCTTCAACTCATAAATGTTGTTCTCGTTTGCACCGGTCGGCATTTGATCCAGCCAGTCCCGTTCCTCTTGGCTCAAACGTTCAAGGTGAACCGTGCTATATGCACCGTCCTTCTCTGCGTTGGTGTTTCCGTTCGGCGCACCGCCGCCGGGATTGCCCTTGGCATTCCTCTTGCCCCGGCTGTTTTTGTTTCCGGGCTGTCCCCCGCGCTTGCGCTCCACCGCATCGTCCCATTGGTCAATGCGTTTCCAGTTGCGGACGGTTCCGTATGTCACGCCCAGCTTTTCGGCAAGGTCTTTGAGATTTACTTTCTCGCCCGACCGCCGCCGCTTGATGTACTCAGCCTTGGCGGTGTCGCGCTTGTCGTTCCGCTTCGGCATCCGGCATCACTCCTGCACCCCGTTTCCAAAATACACGCAAAAGAAAAAGCCCCACGACGGAATGTCATGGAGCTTCGCACCTATCACTGTACCGATTATAGCAGGAAAAAGGCATCACGATACATCATTTTGAAAATTTTCTTCAAAAAATCCCCCTAAATTTTTTCAGACCCCCTTCTGGGGAAGGGCAAAAATCCGTTTATACCTAGAAAATTTTCGGGCTTTCGGACCCGTAAAGGATTGAAACGCCCCTCCCAGTACCTACGGGCGCGGGGGCGGGCGGGCCGTGGTCATCGGCC